GTTAAAATAGCTGATGCTCCAAAGTTCGGAGAAGAGACCTTTTAGCACCAAAACTCTCGATGGGATGATTCAATGAATCATCTATCGAAAAAAGATTCTTTCCTAAAACCTTATAATGCAATGCAAATAAGGGAAGGAGATTTTTCACAGAATCTATAGATTTCTTGTCGAAATCTACTTTGTCCACTGAAAAGTGGTCAAAGGTAGGGAATATACTGGGATTGTAATATACAATCTCGTTATAAACCCGATTAAAGTCCATGAGATAACTCGCTCCACTTTTCTTAGAAAAAAGAGTTGCACTCTGTGTAATTCTCTCTTCAAGAGAAAGTCCTTTAGGGTTAAAACCTAGGCCGCCGAGGAAGTCGGGAACAGTGAATAATAATTCACATACACGTCTTTGTCGCTGCCTGAGTAGAGGTAAAAAGGATGGTCCTATATTACGTACCAAATCAATGAAATTATCATCTGATGGTTTTCTCCATTTCAGTTGACTAATTACATAATTTGAGGTTATGATTTTTCCAGCAAATTCACTAATGACTATCGAAGTCAAAGATTTATTTAAGGAAATTGGACATTCAAGAATGTTCATCATATCCATGTACTTAACATAAAGATCATCATCAAGGATGATTACATCGTCACCGAGTATAAAGTATTTATCATCATGTTTATAGTTGTTCAAGTAGAACAGCAAAAAACCATGAGTCATTGCAAAAGATGCAAAAGATGGATACAATCCTAACGGTTGACCCTTAGTCCACGAGAGAATTTGGTTTTTCTTATAAAACCAAGGACCTCTTGATATATCATGAAAAAGATTAACTTGATCATGATTATAATACAGACTCTTTAATAGAGGAATTTGTAAGGATAAAGGAAAGTAATCAGTTGCTCCTGACAAATCAATAGAATATTTAGTTCTTTGATATGATTGGATACTTTTAAAACCTTTTTGTTGATTATGTGTACAATCCCAAGGAAGTTCCTTGAGTTTGCTATACAAATCATCACCTAAAGGTTTTAACATAGATTGATAAATCCTTGCAGGATTAGCTACAGCCCTGAGTTTAAAACCAGGTTCCTGTATAAAACTAATTCTTCCAACACTATCACGATAGTTTCGGATATCATTTGATACCCATTCTCCGTTACAGTAATGATACATAGGTTTTATCAATTCCATTTTTGTTGGTACAATACCTTCAAAAACAGATTTCCATAAATCAGGATATCTCCGTCTAATTGAATCTCCAAAGTGAGTTTTTAAAACAAAATTCACACTCTCAAGAAAGCACTCCTTTTCCGGATAAGTATTACCATTCGGATGAGGGGCAAATCTTTCAGAAGATGGAAGGTTCAACAAGTGGGGACGAGGTAATGGTAAATATTTCTTTTTAAAGAAATAACCAATACCTTTAACAACACCTTGAATAACTTCTTTCGGTATCTTAGTAGGAGAAGCTGTTACGCCCCTTAAGAATTTTTGTTCTTGAGTAGGAGTTACAGTTTTCCCATAGTAAACAGTATATGCTTGCAATAGACATATAACCTGAGACCATCTTTTATGATGTTCTTTAGACCATGTGACTAATGCTTTAAAGAAGTGAGTCTTTAACACCCATGATTCAGGAGGTCTTTGACCACCCTTCATAGATATAAAATTGACTTTTAACTTCTTCATATACTGGGATGCAAACTCTTGACCGGAATTTGCAGCTATACTAGTCATCTTATTAATGACTGGTACTACTAGATATTTAGGAACTTTAAAGGATTCAGCATATGTCAACAACATTTGTACCTGCCCCCTTGATAAATCAAGTGTGCTCATAAATGCTCCTTTCGGATGTGTTTAAAGGTCAAAAGAATGACATATTCTTAAGTGGAAGTCCAGGTATGTTAATTTTTAAACCAGGAAGATTTCTTAGGTTGCATCTGTTGATATCGTAAAGAATATAATTCTAAACGAGCATCTTCTAGAGATTGCTCTCTAAGAGACAACAGTTCAGATAATTCATTAATCTTTGTTAACAAAGATTCTGAATTCTCTTTATAACGAAGCTTCAAATCTTCGAGGGACTTTGTCAAAGCATCATTCTTGTCTGTTAGGCTGTGGATATTTTCAATAAACTCCACCCGCTCTGTTCCGACAGGTCTGCGCAAATCTATCCCCATGTGTGTCGAAAGCTTTTCATAAAGAATACTACAGATTACAGATGTATTTGTAATCTTTAACTCATCATTTCCCTTGAGGGATTGATGAGATCGTAAGTATCCTGAATACAATAGAATTTCTGACTCGATTATATCAAGTTTAGATTCTAGAGCTTTTGCTACCTTATCAATTAACATATAGT